CTTTGTCGAACACTAAAGCGATTGACCCAAGCATTTTAGAAGCGATTAAGGAAGAAAAATTTGTTCAATATATCTTTGATAATATTGGTGCTGATTTAACACTATTAAAATCAGAAGATGAACTTGCAGAAGCGAAGCAAGCAAGAATGGAATCACAGCAAGTAACTAATATGCAGGGTGCGGCTGGTGCAGCAAAAGATTTAAGCCAAGCAATGGCAATGCAGCAAGGGGGAATGGTTTGATAAAGAGTATCGCAAGATATATAATTGAAAGATTTAAAGATCGCAAGGAGCATGCTAAAAGGCTAAGGCAGGCTTACCAAAGTATCCCTAAAGAAATATGGGATTTGATTATTAGCGATTTAATGGTGTATGCTGAATTTAATAAGCCTTGTTGGGATAGCAAATTTACACCTTTCATTGAGGGGAAAAGAGGTACAGTATTAAAGTTACTTGCTAACTTTGAGATGACCGAGCAAGATTTTTTAAATAAACTAGGAGAAACCAATAATGAACGACCAGATACCAGAAGCTAACGCTAGCGAAAATAGCGGCTTTGATTTTAATTCAATAAAATCAGAGTTTATTAATTCAATTCAAGATATAGGCGAACGTGAAGTTTACCAAAAGAATTTAGATGTAGTTAAAGACGTTAAAGGCTTAATGAACAGTTTTGTCCATGCTCAAAAAGCGATGGGTTCTAAAGTCTCTTTGCCTAATGAATCGGCTTCTACTGAGGAATGGAAGCAAATATACAGAAAGCTTGGCGCTCCTGAAAAGGCAGAAGATTACGATTTAAATGTTCCTGAATTTAAGTTTGAGGAAAAAGTTGAGCAAGAGATTAGAAAGACTTTACATGAACAAGGCTTATCTAAAAAGCAGGCTAAAGAGGTAGTTAGTAAATTTGCAGGATTAAGCCAGCAAGCACAACAAGCTTTAGCAGATTTAGATAAAACAGAAAAAGCACAAATTAAAGAGCAAAGAACAAAGCTTTTCAATAATTTAGAGACGGCAGAAACGGCAGTTGATACATTGCTTAAACAGCAAGTTAATGACCCTGAAAAATACAAAGCGATTAAATCTTTAGTTGATAATAATAATGAAGTTTTTGAATTGCTTTATGGGGTTTATGAAAATACGGCTCCTAAAGATATCGGTAAAGCTCAATCAACAATGGCAGCAAAAGAAAGCCCAGAGGAAACAGTCGGGCGTATATTAAGCGATAAAGCTATATTTGATGATTATTATAGAAATAACGGGCGTAACATGCCATCATCTTTATTGAATCAACTAAAAGAGGCGATGAATAAAGCAGACCCTAAAGAAGTTCATAAACATATTCGTTATAGTAAATAAATGCTAAAATAAATTTCATTAAACCCATATAAGAAAACTTCAAGTGTAATAGCTTGAAGTTTTTTTTTTGTGTTATATTTAAGTTAATTCTAAGCGAATCCGTGTTACGGGTAGTTTGCTTTATATGGAATCCGTGTTACGGGTAGTTTCATCAGAAGAACATAGTTTTTTTTAAATTAAATAAGAAAGGAGTCTTTTATGACTATTTCCCAGAATTATATTAATCAATATGAATCTAATTTCCGTATTCTTTCGCAACAAATGTTTTCTGTATTTGAAAACATAGTTACACGTGGCGATATTTCTGCCGAGTATAAGTTTTTCCCAAGAGTCGGTAATATATCGATGACTGAAAAAACAGTAGCAAACATAGCAAATACTTACTCTACTGTAACTCACAGCACACGTTCTGTAGACTTTAAGCAATATGACGTTACGTTATCAGTTGATAAGAAAATTGACGTATCAAGAATGCTTACAGATCCTACAAGCGTATATGTCCAATTAGGTGTAGCAGCTTGGAAGCGTAAAATTGACGAAGTTATCATTGCAGCAGCTTTAGGAAATGCTATCGATGGTAAAACTAGAGGCACAACTACTACTTTTCCAACGGCAACGCAAACGATTGATGTTAATTACTTAGATGGAGATCCAGTAGGTGCAGGAAATGGTACTGGTACTTGGACAAATAGAGCACAATCTGGATTTACGTTAGCGAAAATCCTTGCAGCTAAAGCATTAGTACACAGTAACTTTGCTTTATCAATGGGCGATAGAATAAATCTTATAATTGGTCCACAAGAGGAAGTTCAATTATACGGAATCCCTGAATTTAAGAGCGGTGATTTTAGTAAATTGTATCCATTTGATAGACCAATGGTAGGCGATGCTTATATCGGTTCATGGCTTGGTATTGATATTTATAGATCAACATTATTAACTAACACTGACCCAGCAGGAGCAAGCAATCATTACAGATCATGCTTAATGTTCCCTACGAGTGGACTTGGTGCTTACATTGGTAATGAACTTGAAATCAAGATCGCTGAAAACGTAGAGCGTGGTTTTGTTCCTACTATTTACATTAATGGTGGACTTGGAGCTACAAGGATTGAAGAAGTTAAGATGGTTGAAATCAGAACTTCTAGTGGTATCGCTGACGCTGCTTAATTTTAATTCATCTCCTAGTGAATTAATGAATACCCTCATAGCGATATGGGGGTATTTTTTTTATTAAGGTATAATGAAAGTATGCTAGTGAACAGGCTTAATGTATTCAATCTTGCTTTAATGCAGTTACAACAAGAGCCAGTATTAGACGTTAATTCGCATACGGCAGAATTAGCAAAATTAAGAGCCGTTGAACAAATGGCTATAGAAACAGTGCTTCAATCGCATAGATGGGATTTTGCTATTAAGAAAGCAGAATTAACTTATGTTAGCGATTATACTTTAGGGGAATATACTAAGCTTTTTGTTTTACCGAATGATTCTTTAGAAATATGGCGTGTTTATGACATTGACGGGCAAGATATAGACTATGCAAAAGTATCAGATGGTTTAATTTCTAGTAATGATAGGGTTTTTGTGGAATATACTTTTTTACAGGTAGATTATGGGAAATATGATGCGACATTTTGTGAGGCTTTAGCTTTGAAAATGGCGGCTTTAGTTTCTCCAAGCGTTCAGCATTCAGATAGCAAAACTGATTATATTTCTAGCAACGCAGGGAAAAAGCAAGCTATCGCAGCAAGCAAGGCGGTAGGTAGAAGTCCAAGAACATGGAGTCAATCAACTACATGGCTTGATGGAAGGAATAATTATTAATGCCTAAATTTACAATCAATCAAACTAACTTTAGTGCAGGGCAAATATCTAAGCACTTAGCGGGCAGATATGATTCTAAAGAATATTTAGAGGGAGCTTTAGAGCTTACTAATTTAATAGTTAGACCTGAAGGCGGAGTACTTAGAAGACCTGGAACGAAGTTAGTGCAGAATTACGATGATTATTCTAGATCAATCGGCTTTCAAATTACCGCAGGAACGGCAGCAAAATTGATATTTGAGCCTGACGGGAATGTTCAGATCATTGACCCTACTGGAAGTTATACTGTGGCGACGGGGATTACTGGTGCAGCAGTCCATGAATTTGGTTTTGATAAGCTTAGAAGCTCTTTAATCATTGTTCATAGAAGCTTTGCTCCTAAAGAATTAAAAAGAACATTTAATATAAGCACTTCTTTATGGGAGTGGAGTATTGCGAATTGGGTTTTTAAAGATGGTCCGTGGGAAGATTTAAATCTAAATCCTCAATATAAATTAAGACCAGTTGCAGATGATGCTTCAAATTGGGACACCGTGCCTAATAGTGGGGGTGGATTTATTGGTACTGGTAATTTAAAAATTGTAAACAAAAATGATAATGGATAGGAACATCGGGGGCATTATTTGATGCTTTTAGCGTAGGAAGAAAGATTAGATTTAGGCAAGTTGATATTCATTCTAACCCAATAGAAGAAAAATGGGCGGTAATGACCATTAATTCCAAAAATACAACAGACGTTAATGTAACAGTAGACCCCGAATATCCTTTTTTACTTGCAGGAACAAACCATCAATCTAAGAACTGGCGGTTAAGTGCTTGGTATCCGAATAATTACCCTGACAGGGTAGCACTTCATCAAGATAGATTATGGTTTTTCCGTGATGGTTGGTCATGGGCTACTATGGGTAGTAACCTAGATACTTTTAGTCCTTCTATACCAAGTTTAAATGATGACACCTATCAAGTAACAAACGATTCGGGGATAGCAATAGAAGGCATTAACCCGACTACTACCACAACTCAATGGGCGGTAAGCTATCAAGCTTTACACGTTGGTTTAGATGGAGGCGGACAGATTATACAAGGGCAAAGCACTTACAGTGCGATAAACCCAAGTACAGTAAGTATTGCAAGGCAGCATGGTTTACCTTGCTCTAATATTAAGCCTGTATTAGCTAACTATTTATATTTTGTTGATAATTCTAAGCAGAAGCTTTACAGGCTTGAATATCAGTATTTATATAATGCTTTTCTGCCTCAAGAGGTTACAGAGAATGACAGAGATA